CCGCAATGTGAAAGCACTGCGCGTCATCGAGCGTCAGCACAAGCGCGTGACCCGTGTTCAGTGCTATGTCGACCCAGAAACGGGTGACCAGCGCCCAGTACCAGAGGCTTGGAACGACCGAAAGATCAAATCCTTTGGTAAGAAGTATGGCCTAGAGGTCATCAGCAAGATTCAGAAGAAGGTTCGCTGGACAGTGACCTGTGACAAGGTCGTACTACACGATGACTGGTCACCGTACGCCGGTTTCACGATTGTTCCGTACTTTGCGTATTTCCGCCGTGGCCGTCCGTTTGGCATGGTGCGTAATCTGCTGTCACCACAGGAGCAGCTCAACAAGATCAGTTCGCAAGAGCTGCACATTGTTAACACCACCGCCAACAGTGGCTGGATGGTAGAGAGCGGATCGCTTGTTGGTATGACACCAGACGACTTGGAAGAGCATGGTGCCGAGACGGGTCTGGTTATTGAGTACGCTCGTGGCACAAATCCGCCAGCGAAGATCCAAGCGAACTCAATTCCAACTGGTTTAGACCGCATCGGTCAGAAAGCTGCGGCAAATATCCAAGCGATCAGTGGCATTAACGAGTCAATGCTAGGTACAGACAGCGCCGAGGTGTCGGGTATCGCTATCCGAGCCAAGCAGAATCGTGGCGCGATCATGATTCAGGTACCGCTAGATAACTTGCGAAAGACCCGCCACTACTTGGCGGAAAAGATCTTGGAGTTGGTGCAAACCTTCTATACCGAGACGCGAGTTATTCAGGTGACAAACGACGCCGATCCGATGAAGCCGCGTGAAGCGATGGTGATCAACGAGGTAACACCAGAAGGGCAGGTGATTGACGACTTAACGCTCGGTGAATACGACGTTGTGGTGTCTACGGCACCAGCTCGTGACTCGTTTGACGAGGTGCAGTTCGCAGAAGCGCTAAATCTGCGTCAAGTCGGCGTGGCTATCCCAGACGACGCGATTATTGAGTACTCACATCTGGCCAAGAAGGGCGAGCTTGCGAAGCGGATCCGTATGTTGACCGGAATTGAGAAGACACCAGAGCAAATGGAAGCCGCGATGATGGTTCAACAGATGCAAATGCAGGAAGCCCAGCTCGAACTGGCGAAATTGGAGGCCGAAGTGCAGAAACTTGGCTCCGAGGCCGCTGTAAATATCGCGAAGGCCCAGACCACGCAGGCTGCACCGGATATTCAGGTAGCTGAACTGCAAGGAAAGATCGAAATGAAGATGCAAGAACTGCAGCTTCGTCGAGAGTTGGCTGATCTGACTAACCAAGTCAGGACAAATCAGCAACAAACCCAAGCCGCCGCTCGTATTGCCGCCACGGCCATGCAAACCGGCGCGAAAAACACCCCAAATCAATAGGAATTTGACATGTCTGATCAAGAAGATACTGCGGTAGCGACCACTTTGCCTGGGGCTGATGCTCCAGAGCCCGTTCAAGAGGCCCTAGACCTTAATTTCGGCTTGGGAGAAGAAGATAATGAGGCAGAATCCGCTGAAGAAGTGGTGGAAGACGCTGTCGAAGAGACAGAAGCGGTTGCGGAGGAAGCTGAAGTTGCAGATGAAGAGGTCGAGGAGCCGGAATTAGAGCAGGTTGCCGAGGCCGAAGACGAAGATCTTGACGATGACACTGAGATTGTCGACGAAGAGCCTGAAGTTGAGCCCGAATCGACGCGTAAAAAGCCAATGGTGCCTAAATCTCGCTTAGATGAAGTGTTAGCGAAGCAAAAAGCGCTGCAGAAACAGCTGGATGACATGAAAGCGGCCCAAGAAGTGGCCGAAAGTGCCCCCGAAGAGTACGACTTCGACGCTAAAGAGCTGGAATATCAGCAATTGGTGCTCGATGGCGAGGCTGATAAGGCCGCAGCGCTTCGAAATGCCATGCGCAAAGCCGAAAAAGAGCAGATCGCGTACGAAATGCGTCAAGAAATGTCGCAGACGGTAGCCCAGAACCAGCAAGCGACTGCTTTGCAGAGCGCTGCCAACGAGTTGGAGGCTAATTTCCCCGTCTTTGACCAGAATTCTGAGGCCTACAACGCTGAATACACGCAAGAAGTCATAGATCTTCGTGATGCGTTCATCACTCAGGGCTTTGGGGCAGTAGAAGCGCTGGGTAAAGCGGCTAATTTTGTGGTCAAGAGCTACGATCTTGTCGAACCGGCGGCCACTACGTCCACTTTGGGCGCAGATACTGCACCTGCAGCTAAGAATGTAGACGAAGTTACGAAGAAACGTCGCCAAGTAGCCAGCAAACTGAAGGCAGCGGAGGCCCAACCGCCAGAATTGCCTGGAGAAAGCTCTGCTAACCGTGGTGAAAAGCCCCTAGACATCTCTTCAATGACTGAAGATGAGTTCAATTCGCTACCAGATGCCACATTGAAGCGGCTTCGCGGCGATATTTTGTAGGTTTGATATGGCACACGAGAGTAGAAGAGCCGCGCTGCTGAAAAAACACGGGTTAAACGGTGTGAATCAACCGAAACGCACCCCGAACCACCCGACTAAGTCGCACATGGTGCTGGCTGCGGTGGGGCACGAGATGAAATTGATCCGATTTGGGCAGCAAGGCGTACGTGGTGCGGGTAAGAACCCCAAGTCCGCCAAGGACAAGGCTCGAAAGAAGTCTTATTACGCCCGTCATAATGCCCAAGACGCAAAGCCTTCAAAGCTCAGTGCGCGGTACTGGTCACACAAAGTTAAATGGTGATCTTTTTGTTTGCAGAATAGTACAATTGGTACTATTCTGCAGCAATCGTCTATCTAAACGATATTAGGTCGTGCCGTACACGTTAAAAACGTATTCGCCTGTAAAGGCGTTAAACCTTCCGAGGTCGCCCCTCGTTAATAAGCGCTAGTTCGTCGCCTCACGACACGAGGAAACGGATTAGCCGCTCCAAAAGTCGGCTATGAACGGGCTTGTGCCCAACATAAGTACAACAAGTACTAATTTACGCAATTAAGGAACCGATATGGCTCTTACTAACTTTGCGTCGCTGACTTCAAACCAATTAACGGCTTGGTCTCGCGACTTTTGGCAGGTTGCTCGCAACATGTCTTTCATCAACCAGTTCGCAGGATCTGGTCAAAACGCAATGGTTCAGCGAATCACTGAACTTACCAAGAGTGAGAAGGGCACCAAAGCCGTAATCACCTTGCTAGCGGATATGACTGGTGACGGTGTAACCGGCGACAACACTCTGGAAGGTAATGAAGAAGCGCTTCGCGCCTACGACATCACCGTCGAGCTGGATCAGCTGCGCTTTGCTAACCGCATCGCCGGTCGATTGGCCGATCAGAAGTCAGTTGTAAACTTCCGTGAGCAGTCTCGCGACGCACTTGCATACGCAATGGCGGATCGTATGGATCAGCTGGCGTTCTTGACCCTGTCTGGTGTTGCTTACACTCACAAGACAAATGGCGCTCTTCGCACCACGTCTGGTACCACCGGTCTGGAACTGGTCGATCTGGAGTTTGCTTCAGACGTTTCTGCTCCTACCTCAGCTCGTCACTTGCGAGTAGATGTGTCAGGCGGCACGTCAACGCTTGCAGCTGGTGATACCACTGCTGTTGCTGCGACCGACAAGATCGCTTACCGCGACATCGTTAACCTGAAAGCCTACGCCAAGGATAACTACATCCGTGGTCTGCGTGGCGCAGGTAACGAAGAAGTGTTCCACATGTTCGTAACGCCTCGTCAGATGGCTGATCTGAAGTTGGACTCCGACTTCTTGACGAACGTTCGTAACGCGGGTGTCCGTGGGCCTTCTAACAGCCTGTTCTCAGGAACAAGCAGCCTGATGGTAGACGGCGTGATGATCCACGAGTTCCGTCACGTCTTCAGCACTGAAGGCGCTACTTCAGGTGCCTCTGGCAACGCTGGTGCTGCAGGGTACAAGTGGGGCGCTGGCGCTAACGTAGACGGTGCTCGCGCATTGTTCTGTGGTGCTCAAGCTCTGGCTATGGCCGACATCGGCAACCCTGAGATTGTTGAAGATACCTTCGACTACTCAAACCAAGCCGGTATCTCTATTGGCAAGATCTTTGGCTTACGTAAGCCGAAGTACAACAGTGACTACAACGGTAGCGTCCAAGACTTTGGCGTAATCGCTCTCGACACTGCTCAGTAGAGTGTTTAGCCCCCTCTTCGGAGGGGGCTCTTTTTTGGGGACTAAGTAATGGGTTACGGAACTACGCGAACGAAAACGGTAAAGAAGAAAAAGAAGAAGATGCCACCGGCACCACGAAGAACCAGGAGATCAGGGTACTAAACATGAAGGTTATATCAGACAAGGAAGTCAGGGTTGCAACGCTTACGGGGGCAGTTGTTCTGTTCCAAGCAGGCGTTGAACGCGAGGTATCTGACGAGATTGGGTTAATCGCCCTGCAGATGGGCGCAAAAGAAGTTCAAGCAGCTGCGCCAACGATCGAAGAAGAAGTAGCTGTATCCGATGAGCCAGTAGTGGTCATCGAGGAAGAGGTTGCTGCCCCTGACTCAGATTTGGTGGCAGTTATGGAAGGCCTGATTGATGAGGGCGATCCAGAGAATTTTAAGGCTGACGGTACGCCAAAAGCTGCCGTTGTTAATAAAGCCGCTGGCCGAACAGTCTCAACGTCTGAACGTGAGGTTGCTTGGCAAGAGGCGTTAAATACCTAGAGGTAGACCATGACTGTAAGTGTGCAAAGCGTAGTTGATCGAGTCCAAGCGATTCTTCAAGACACCACCGGTATCCGATGGCCGGTCGTAAGTGAACTGGTCTTGTTCATAAATGACGCTCAGCGTGAAATCGCTTTGCTCAAGCCAGATGCGAGTGCGGTAAACACCACCGTCACTTTGACAGCTGGTACGAAGCAAGACATCCCGACAGCTGGTAATCGTCTGCTACGAGTCGTTCGCAATATGTCTGCTGCCTCAAATGGCACGGGCAAAAGAGCGGTTCGCTTAGTGTCTCGTGACATCTTGGATTCGCAGACCCCAAATTGGCACGATCCGACAGTTGCTGGTGATGCTGCACACACGAATATCGTCAAACACTACGTTTATGACGAGCAGAACCCCCGTAATTTTTACGTATATCCAGGCGTATCAGGCAATGCGTATGTTGAGATTGTCTACGCAGCAAACCCTGCGACCGTAACTCAGTCAGGCGATCTGTCGATCCCCGACATTTTTGCCAATGCTGTCGCGGACTACACGCTCTTCAGGGCATATACCAAAGACGCCGAGTACGCTGGGAATAATCAGCGAGCGAGCACTCATTACAACCTGTTTATCAATTCGGTTACGGGTAAAGGTCAGATTGACATAATCACTTCACCCAACATGGATTTGAATCAGCAGAACATAACGATGCCGTCGCAAGCAGCGGGGTAAGACATGGCGCTTTACGAATCGCTACTGCCCGAGATCCTTCCGATGGTGCCCTCGTGCCCCGATACGTTGATTGAGAACAGTATTCGGTCGGCCACGATAGAGCTGTGTGAGAAATCTGGGGTCTATCAACAAGAGTTAGACCCGATCACAACCATCGCTAATCTGTTCGAGTATGACCTTGAGCCGCCAAACGGCACTGTTGTCCATGAGATTTTATGGGCCACTTACGACGGCACCGACTTAGAGCCGATCACTTCCGCGCTACTTGAGCAGCGTATTCCTGAGTGGCGTAAGGCTGGTAACGAGGGTACCCCTGAGTACTTCGTAAAGCAGTCACAGAGCCTGTTTTACATAGCGCCTGTACCAAATGTCACCAAGGTATCTAGCGTGCTTATGCGGGCTGTACTGAAGCCTACGCACACGTCGACAGCCTGTGATGACGATGTCATGAACGACTACCGCGACACCATCGTCAATGGTGCGTTGTTACGTTTGTTGCGGATGCCTGGGCGTGAGTGGACGGACTATGCGGGCGCGGGTGTTTACGCATCACTATTTAACGAACAGCTCGTCGAAGCAGAGAAGCGCGGACGGCAATCAGAAACCAGAGTAGCTAGGAAGGTGAAGTACGGTGGAGTCGGTAGAAACTACAAACTTACAAGAACGCGGTACTCAAGGGGATGAGCCGGTTCTTGGTGATATTCGTGAAGACTGGGATCGTGTTCGTCTTGGTGTGGAGGCAATCCTACAGGCTCATCCGCAGCTATCTTTCCGGCCTGAAGATGTCTACGCCGAAGTGGTTGCTGGTAATGCGCTCTATTGGAAAGCGCCTGAGGGGTTTGTTGTCACGACTATTGAGGTGGATGGATTCACATCCAAGAAGACCCTCCTTGTCTGGCTTGCGTACTCCGATGAGCAAGGTCAGCGAAATGTTCTTAAGTATCAGGGCTTCTTTAAGAAGGTAGCTTCTGAAATTGGCGTAGAGGCACTTGAGGTGCGAACTACGGTACGGCAGATGGAACCGATCCTGATAGATCAGGGTTGGGAGATAGATCAGGTTGTTTACAGGTACAGGTTGAGCAATGGGCAGTAAACCAAAGAAACAAGAGTACGAAGCTAGCGAGTCAGAGAAGATCAGCGCTTCGGTTGCGATGGCCGATAAAAACGCGTTTGACAGGAAGTACGGCCGGCTCCTTAAGAATATGCGCGACCAGTCAAAGAGCGATGACCCCACTCGCGCTCTCCGTGGACGAGCTAATGCGGATACCATGCAGGCGTTGACCAATGACCTGTCGTTTAGGAACACGCAGGAGTTAGATCGTTCTGGTGAGATAGCAAACGCGGCGGTGGGTCAGTTAGGCCAAGCGGGTGCGAAGGGCGCAGGCATTCAGAATCAACTTCGTACGAACGTACTTGGCATTGCACGGCAGCAGTCAGCAGACGCTGCGTCCGGCTTAGCGGATGCGGCACGTATGGAAACTTCGACTCAGTTAAACAACGCGCAAGCTAAGCAAATGGAGCGCAATGCGCGTAACGCTGCGGCAGCCCAGATCGCCGGTAGTGCGCTAATAACTGGCATCAATAACAAGCGTACGAAAGGGATGAAAGCGCCTACTGACGCTGATGGAAACCGCTTAGCGGGGCCACCCCAACAAGTACAAGGATCATTCTTTACGCCAGTCAATTCTCAAGGTCAGCAGGCCCTCGGAATTGTGAATCGAATGAATCAGTCGGGGACTATTTACGACCCCAGCAACCCGTTCAGTCCTTTTAGGAGTAACTGATGGCCTACGAATACATGGGCGGCTTTAGTAACCCGACTTCTATGGGCGAATTTAGGGGCTCAACGATTGGCGCGTTACCGACAGTAGCAGACCCTGAAAAAGCGTATGCCGATATGTCCCGTGCGGATTACATGAATTTCCTGCGCAATTACAGCGGTTTTGAAGACGATCTAATTCAGCAGGCGCAGAACGACACTTCGCTGATTGATACCGCTCGCGACGATTCAGCAAAAGCTGCCGGACTTGCTAGCGGTATTGCTGGCAGAAATGTTTCACGGTTCGGCGGGCAGTTAACCCCCGCACAGCAGCAGCAACAGCAAGCAGGTCTCCAACGATCTAACACATTGGGGTCGATCCAAGCTCTTGGTGATGCGCGTATAGCCCAGCGGGAGGCGAATCAGCGACTACTGTCTGACCTAATCAACATTGGTCAGGGCGTAGCTAGATCATCACAAGCAGGGCTGTCCAATGCCGCAGGTTTAGCGAATCAGCGCGAGCAGGCATACAACAATGCGAAAGCGCAATCCAAAGCTCAGACCTATAGCACTATCGGTGGGCTTGGCGCAGCAGCAATCATCGCGTTGGCGATATAGGGAAAGATCATGGCAAGAAGTATAGGTGATGCGTTCCTCGGCGGTATGACACTGGCGCAACAAGCGAATCAGTCGAGATTTGAGAATCAGTACCGCAACCGTGTTCTGGATCTCGACAATCGAACTTTGGATGAAAGAACTCGGCAGTTTGATCTTGCATATAAGCAGGATCAGGACGCTCAGGCGCTAGCAGAGCGGCAGCAAGTCGAGGTGGAACGCGCAGCTAAAGCGACCGAAAAAAACTTTGCTGCTCGAACAGGCGTCTTGCAGCAAAGCGCTGATACGGCAGACGATGTTCAAAAACTAGCACGAGATAAGTATGGCAATGAGGTTCGTCAGGACTACGCCACACGACGGGCGAAGCAGTTCGCAACCGAGGGCTGGCTAACTACTGATGGTATGGATTTAGGCGATGATTTTTTTGCTCGGGATCAGGATGGCCGATTAAAAAACAAAAGCGAAATAATCGACCTCCTTGATCTTAATTCCGAGGCCTTGATTTCACAAACTGGAGACGGCCAGTTTCGAGATATGGAGGTTGCTGGATTCGATTACGACAAAAGCTCTGGGAAAACACGGGTTTTACTTCGGGGTAAGGGGACGGACGAACCCCCAGTGCCGTTGACCGATGGTGCCAGCTCTGCAGATAACGAACAGGTCGTAGAGCTTACGGAAGAAGATCTTCAACGCTTCGTAAGATCTCAGTGGTCGAACGAAATAATTCCAAGAATAGATTCGTCAAAGGTTGATCTTTCTCAGCTTCAACTTGCGGATTTGGCTAGAAAATCTGTCATCGCATCAAGACACAATCAAGTCCGCGCAAGGGTAACTGCTTTAGCTGCAGAGTCTGGCGACGCTGGATTTATGCGGGAAGCGCAAGCGATGCTCGTCAATACAGCGGATGACCCTGAAGCTCGTGCTGAGCTGCTTAAATCGTTTGGCATTGACGCAGCTCAGTTTGAAACTGCTGATGTATCCACAGATCCTTCCGCCGAGTATCTTGGCCCAGAAAGCCCGATACGCGACCCCTTGTCGGATCAGCCATTTACCCCAACGGCTAGCTTAGTGGCTGGCGGCCCAGTTGCGCTCTTTAGTAATAAACCGGGGCAGCAGACTGAATTCTCTAATCTTGTTTCCGAGTTGCAGCAGAACTTCCAAGAAAGTGAAGATTTGCGCACTAAACCTTCAGGGCCCTTTGAGCAGCAGACTACCGGTGCAGAGCGAGATGTGCGTCAAAGTGAATTGGCGACCCGCCGAGCTGAACTAATAGAGAACATACCCGCAGAACTTGCTAACCGTAAGGTGGCCCGCGAAGCGTATGCAAAGCAGCTCAACGAGCAGCGCGTCAGTCAGCCCCAAGTGGACAAGGCACTAGCGCAATATGATGCCTACATCGCTCAGTTGGAGGGGTATATACCCGTTAGAGAAGCGGCTGTGGTCGATGTCGCCGCCGAGTTCGGCAAGTTAGCTGCTTCTGCAAAGAATGACCCAAGGGCATTTGCCGATGCGTTGGCGTCCGGACAGCTAAACATTACAGAAGATCAGGTTGCGCAGGTTAGGCAGCACTTGATCGATCAAAACATCAATTCTCAGATGGATCTCGAAACAGCCGATATCACGACGAAGTTCGCTGCTTTGGGGCTTGCGGCGGCAACTAGCCAAGATACGAGCACTCGCAATAATGTTTCTAATGCATTGCTCAATGCTCTTGATACGGGCAGTTTCACGCTTACTAAGAATCAGCAGCTTGATGCTCTGGATAAAAGCAGAGGACGTGATCAAACTGACAGAGAGTTTAACGCTGGACGCGTTGATCAGAGTGCTGAACTTGCTCAAGCCGACAGAGAACGTGTTGCTACGAATGTCGACCCCGTGCGACAAGCCCTTCAGTCGACATTAGGGATAGAGACACCCCGTGATGTTTCCGACATGAGTGAAGCGCAAATAAAAGCGATGGAGCGTGTTAACGCGAATCGACCGTCTTTCTTAAACCGCACTCGCCAGTTGTGGGCTGGTGGGGCAGGGCAAGATGCTTTCGACGGCGCACGGGATCCCAATAAATCTGCGGCGGAACGCGAAGCGTTCAACGGCGTGTTTAGAAGTGCAACTGTCGCCACTATACAGGCGTTGATAGCACGTAAACCGAACAGCGGCTTTTCCCTAGAAGATAATTTGAGTACAGGGGACATCCGAACCTCGTCCGTAGATTACTCGCAGCTGGAAATAGAAACCGACGGTAAGGGTGTACCGAAGCGGTTCAGATTTAAGAACCCCGAGGGCGGTGTATATCGGAACGGTGTTACCCCCGCTGACTTAAAGCGAGAAATCGGTGACGCCCCATACCGGCTATTTCTACAGCAGCTTGAAGACGAAGGCAGCCTAGAGACGCAGAAATAATATGGCTGATCCTGTTGCCGATTTCTTAAATCAACAGTTTGGTCGTGAGAGCCAGACTGACTTGCAGCGTCCGTTACCTCAGTTTAGGCGGGGTGCGCCTAATTCACTTGGCGAGACGTTTGGGCGCGGCGTAGACGCGGGCATCAAAGGGCTCTCGGCAGATGTCGATTACTTCCAAGCGCTTGCAGGTACGTTAGTTGGCGCTGACGAGTTCGCTGCTGACAATGTCCGAGAAGCGCGGATGAACCAAGAACGCGCAGCCGACTACCTCCAAGGCGTCGAGTCGTTTGAAGAGTTCATAAACGAACCAACTGTAGGCGGCTTTTTCAATCAGGTTGCCAGTGGGGTTGGGCAGTTAGTTCCTTCTGCTGTCAGCACTGTAGCCGGTGCGGGGGTTGGTTCTGTGACTGCTGTTGCTGGGCGTGCAATTCTCGGTAGTTCGAGTAGAGCTGCGGCGAAAAAAATACTTTCCGAATCATTGGAGAAGGTCGCTAAAGGCACAGCCAGTCCATCGGATTTGGACATTGCTCAGTCTGCATGGGACTTGTACCGCGCAAGTGGTGTGGGGGCAGCAGCTAAAACTGGCGCATTGGCGGGAGCCGGTGTTTCTGAATACGTGCCGCTTGCGGGTAGCAATTTGAGCGAAGCACTGGAGTCTGGGCGTGATCTTGATCCGATAGAAGCACTTAGAGCCGGTTTTGTCGCAGCGCCACAGGCTGCAATAGGCGTCGGCGGCGAAGTAGCCTTGCTACGTTTAGTCGGAGAGAAAGCAAAAAAACTGTCTACTGGCGACAGCACCGTTATGGGCCGGTTGGCCAATGACATCGCCACAGGGTTTTTTCGAGGCGGTGCAATTGAGGCCTCTACAGAATTAGCTCAAGAAGGTATTGCTGTCGCTAACCGTTCACAAATGGACGAAAACTTCAGCGGCCAAGACGCGAAACTAAGACTTGGTGAAGCCGCGTTCGCGGCGTTCTTCGGTGGTGGGGCGGCTGGTTCAGCGGCAGCAGGGCTTGGTGGAACTGCTCGTGAGATTGGAAATGCCCCAGACACGCTCTCCGGCGTTATGGATCAAGCTCGAACTTGGCTAGACCAAGGGCAAGAGCAACAAGTAAATCAGAAGAGTAGTGAAGAAGAGACTGGCGGCGTAGACCCACAGTTCAGTAATCCTGAGCCGCAGGCAGATATTAACGCTCAGCTTGAGTCCATGCTTGATCCAGCTAGCACGAAAGACGCGGTGTGGATCGAAGGATCTGAGCCTGCTCTGGGCGTGTCCGCTAATGGGAAGCTAAACGGAAATCTTGAGATAAACGGACAACGCGTCTTTGCGGCGTTCGTCCCAGGCCGTGGTACTGTCGTTTCTCAGTACGCTGATGTAGTACAAGAAGTAATAAAAGGCGGTGCTACAGATCAAGTTTTAGCGGGCGCATTGGGTTACGGGGCTTCTAAGCCAGCTGCTGGTGGTGACCGTGTGGTACAGGTGCGTAATGCCAGAGGTCAAATAATCTCTGAAGAGGTCGCGTCCGACGAGACGTTGCCAGCAGCCGTTGCCGCAGCCGAAGGCATTATGAATAAGGCGAAAGGTGACACTTATACTATTGTTGATGTCAAAGATGCTGCGAGAGATCGCGCTCAGCGC